TAAAGAAAGTAATGACTATATTAATTATTTATTTTCTAATAAAATCATTATTCCAATTACTGAAGATTTTTTACGTTATCATAAAGATACTGAAAAATATGATACTGAAAATTTATCTGAATTAATTCATATCAAAGATAGAGATGCTACTAAAATAAAATATATTATGAGTAAGATGAATAATGTTAGAAATTATTATTCACAATTATTTGACAAAAATCCAAAATTAAAATTAGATACTGATAAATTATTTTATAAACCATTAGATCCCCGCATGGCTGTTTTATATAATAATGATGAAGAAGTTAAAATTATTCAAAAATTAGAATTATCTGAAAATACATCAGATTATGATTTATTAATTGAATTACAAAATCTAAGAAAATATGCTTATGTTAATTTTAAAAATTTTTCTAGAGATGGTATTAAAATACGTATTCCTAAAACTATTTCGGCTATACGTAGCACCAGTTTAAAACAAAAACCAAAGATCCCCATTGAAACACGAATTGGTAATGATATTATAGATATGAATGTTATTGGAATTGCATGGAATCCATCAAGAAGACCATTAAGTTGTTTCCTCACTGAAGATATGATAGATGTTCGTAGGAAAATGAATAATCAAAATGGATTTACATCATTTGTTAAAATAATGAGAAAAACATTTGAAAAACCAAAAACAAAATTATTTTATTGGTTATTTAATATAGCTCATGATAAACCAGAATTTGAAACATATGTAAATTATAGTTCAACCGATGTAGTTAAAAATATAAAAACAATGATAGAAGAATTATATAATAAATATATTATATTAATTACTAAAAAATTAACTAATTATTTTATTAAAATAAATAAAATATCATTATGGAAATTAAATAATATAATAGATATTTATACTAAAAAATATTTTGATTTAAATTTAATACCAGATATTAAGTATGATATTATCAAAAATATTATTATTAATAAAGTTATTGAATATCCTATAGTAATTGATGATATTGATTCATTAATACCTGGAAATAAAGAGGCACTTGTTAAATTACCAAGTGTTAATATTAAAAAAGATAAATTAAATATAATAAAATTAGGCAAACAAGAAATTGAAATATCAATTGAATCTATGGCATATAATATTCCAATTTGTTATCATTATGTTAAATGGATTATTATTAATAAAATGTCAAAAAAAACAGATGATTTTAATCAAGCTATTTTTAATTTTGTTAAACAATATATTAAAATAAATTTATACGGAGACTATATATGTAAATCATGCGGTGAAGGTGTTCAAATTAGAAAATTCGTTTTTGAAGGAACTTATATTGCTGAAACAGATACTTTTTTAACAACATCAATGGCAGTATACCAGCAATTAGATGAAATACCTAAATATACTAAATATTTAAAAACAATAAGAAATATAGAAAAAAATATAGAAAAATTTGCATATTCAATTGACCTTATTTCATATTTAGGCAATGACACTGCAACAAAATCAAAACGTAAAGTTATTATAAAAGATATTATTGATTTAGTGTTAATACATACAGAATGGTTAAGAAAACAACCAACCAACCGAAGTGAAACAGCTGCAAAAAATTTTGGTATAAATAAAGACTTTACCAATTTATTCTTTTTTGATATTACTGATGAAATTTTTTTAACTAGTTCAACAGAAACAGATTATTATAAAATAATTAAATATAATAATATAATTGCTTATTTATTTTTTTTTATATTAATTGAAATGAATTCTGGTCATATTGTAAATTTAAAAGAAGATAAGCGATATAATTATTTTTTATTTGAAAAAATAGAAGGATTATTATTTGACAAATTATATTTACGAATTAATCAAAAAGAGAAAATAGCAATTACTAAATTACCATTATTTGCATATGTATTATATTATTTATCTGGTATATGTGTTTCTAAAAGAATATGGTTATATAATGATACTAATTTAAATCCAAAAGATAAAATAATGAATTCAATTAAAATACAAAAAATAATAATTCACACTGTTATTGATTTAATTAATACATTAGTAGAAGCAAATTTTGATGCAAATAAGAATTTTTTATATGAAATTTTAAATACACGAATTAATGTTAAATTAAATCAAATATACAAAGATGAATTATTATTAAAACGAGTGAAAGCAATCTCAATGAAAAATATACAGTTTGATAAAGATAGTCAAAAAATAATATTCACAACAAAAACACTTGCTTTTATTAATTTAGATATACCATTTCAAATTATTAATAATGTAAATAAAATATGTATATCAACAAATACACCACAAATTAAACCAAATGAATTTATAAATAAAAATAATATAGACCTTTTAACAAATTGTCCTGATGGTAATTTTCATAATTGGATTTTTAAAAATAATGATTTAATATGCAGTCTCTGTAATAGTTCTTATAATAATTCAATTAAAATATTAACAACAACTACAACAGAAGAAAATACTGTAGATTATTTGACTAAAATAAAAAACATTAATTTAAATAAATTGTTTCAAAAATATTGTATAAATGGTGAAACACATAATTTAAATAATTCTAATATATGTTCAAAATGTAATAAAAATATTAATACATATGTTCTTTCTACTAAAGAATTAAAAGAATTAGAAAAAAATATAGATAATAAAACAAATGAAACTATTTTACTTCAAATAAATCAAATGAAAAAATATAATGAAGAAAATAAAAAAGAACATAAAGCAATAAAAGATAAAATTAAAAAATTAATAACTAATTATGATAGTTTAGAAAAAATAAATAAAATAACCAAGTTTGAACATTATATAAATACATTTATTAATAAATTAATAAATATTTTAGGAAATAAAATTAAAATTAATAATAAAACTATTTATTTAAAAGATACTGTTTATATTATAGATCATGATTATCAAGGCACTCCATTAAAAGAGAAATTATATATTTTATCATCACAAAGTAAAATAAATATAATACATAAACATCCTTATTTTAAAACAGATATTCTTTATTATAAAGATAATGCGCATAATATGTATGTTTATTACAATTCAATTACTTTACAATATTTAGGTTATTCAAAAGATAATAAAACTATAAAAAATGTATCAAGTAATGTATCTTTACAAATTGAATTATCTATTAAAGATTATATACTATTTTTAGGTTATGAAAATGAACAATTTAATATATTTCATATTAATAAAGACTATAAAATTAATTTATATGTTCCATCTAAATCAGACAAGTTTGAACACACTTCGGCAGTATCTAATAATTCATCATCAGATTTATCAGTTATAACAAAAGATATATTATTACATATTTTACGCGATCGAATCCACAATTTAAAACAAATAATAATTAGAATGCAATCAATTATATTTAATATACATAATGGTGAAAGTATTACTACATCAGTTAATAATGATGAAACAGAAATTATAAATGAATTTACTAAAAAACTTAAACAATTTAATTTAAATGGGAAAACAAAACCTAATAATATTTTTAAATATAGTTCTCTTATTATTAATAATTTATCATTAAATTATAATATTCCTGATAATATAAATATTGAATTAAATAAAAATTATTTAGATGTAAAACTATTAAATTTATTAGAAAATACAGACTGTAAATTAATATTTTATATAATACATAATTTAAATAAATTACTTGATTATAATACACAAAATTCAGTTGCATCTGAATTAGCACATTTAATAGTTAAATTAATAAAATATTCATTTCATTTATATTATAAATCATATACAAATTATAATATTAGAAAATTTGATTATTTATTATTAAATGATAATGTTTCTATTAATGAAACAATAAAGGCGGTCGGCCATTATCAAGAATTATTATCACAACAAGAAATAGAAGACCCTAATAAAAAAGAAGAACTTGAGAATGCGCGCGAAGAATTAGATGCAATTGATATAGATGATTATGAAAAAACTGATGATATTGATGATTTTGCAGAAACCTTTGATAATAATGAATAAATTAATTATTATCTAAAACATAATAATATGAAAAATTATATTTACATATTATTATGTTTAATAGTATTATATATTTTTAATTCAAATACAGAAAATTTTACCCCATTTGAGGTATTAACTGATTATACAGATTTAAAATCATTAAATATCTTAACTAAAAAAATAGTAGATATATTTCATAAAAATAAATTTAAATATTGGGCATGTGGAGGAACAATGTTAGGTGCAGTAAGAGATAAAGGTATTATTCCATGGGATGATGATGTGGATTTATGTATTATAGATACATCTATTAATGATTTATATAAAATGGAAAATGAATTAAAAGTTATCAATATTGGAATTGCTTCTTGGTTTGGTGGTTATAAATTATATGATATCAATGGTAAAACTATTAAAGATAAAGATTTTAACTATCCATTTATTGATTTATATATATTAACAAATAATAATAATAAACTTGTTTTAAAAAATACAAAAGCACGTGATATGTGGCCTAATGAATATTATGAGAATGATGAAATAGAATCATTAAAATTATATGATTTTGATGATTATCAATTATATGGTTTAAAAAATCCAATTAAATATTTAGATAGAAGTTATCCAGACTGGAGAATTAAAGGATCAAACACATTTGACCATATTAAATACAAAGTTTTACAAAATACTGAATTTCCAATTGAATATAATAGAAATGAAAAACCATATTTATGGCAATATTGGGACGGTCCGATGTCTTCATTTATTAAATTATCATTAAAAACAGTTGATAATCATTGTTCAAAATCATTTAATATAATTAGATTAAATAAAGATAATATTTATAAATATATTCCAGAAATGAAAGAACATGAAGATAAAATAAAAGACTTGCTAATTGCACAAAAAGTAGATATATATCGTATTATGTTATTATATAAATATGGTGGAATATATTTAGATGCAGATACAGTTGTATTAAGAGACCCTATTGAAATAATACATAAATTACAAAAATACGATTTTGTTGGTTTTGGTTGCACTGGTATTATATGTAAAAATGGGTATGGTAAGCCATCTAATTGGATTTTAGCAGCTAAACCACATAGCACATTAATAGCACGAGTTTTAAAAAATCAATTATCACAAATAACAACAAAAGTTAAATTTGACTATCATGATTTAGGTAAATTAGTAATATGGCATGAGTTAAACGATTTGATTAAAAATCAAGATTATGAATATTTTCATTATGATAATAAAATACATGGTTCAAGAGATAAAAATGGAAAATGGATTAATTCAGATATTGCATTTTCTAATGTCCCAATAAATTATGAAGATGAACAAAATATGTTATTTTTTGTATTTTATAATTCAGATTTAAGTGATAATATTAAACAAATATCAGAAAAAGATTTATTAAAAAAAGATTGGAATATAACTAAATTTATAAAAAAAGGATTAAAATAAAAATTGAAAATAATAAATATATAAAATTATTGTATATATTTATTACAAACCGACAATGCTCAAAGCCTTTAAACAGGTCTCATACAACTACACTACTACCTATGAGAAATATAATGAACTAAAAAATAAACTTAAAATATATACCAAATATTCAGATGAAGTGTTATATTGTTTCTTAAGATATCGTGTTAATAGTGATATAGTTTCAATCTCATTTATTGGACCATATTTAGCTAATTTTTGTATGCATTATGAAACAGATATAGGTAGAAACCTAATTATTACTAAATTACAGAACGTGCTTGAAAGTTGGAAAAATGAATATGGACTTGTGAATGTTTGTCAGGTGCGCATATTATTACAAAATTTACACAAAATTCTAAATCGTGTTATACAAAATATGACAAACCAATTAAACCTTATAAGTAGTGCTAACGATATAGCTTGTAAAATATTTAATAATTTTTGTGAGAAAAATCAAACACAATTAAGAATTATTATAGATGGCGTAAAACTTGTGTAATAATCACTAGTTAAAAAAAATTGAAATAATAAATATATATATTAGTGCCTGTCAATTATTAAACAATTAGAAGATTCTTGCAATGGCCAACTGCAATCCTGTTTTCGATTCCACTGAGCTGGACATCACGGTTAAAGCTCGCTTTGCCACATGCAAAGACGCACTTGAAAACTTGAAGGAGGCCTTGGCCGTTGAGACGCTTCGAATTGATGTAAATTACACGCGTTTCACGTCAGCGAAAGGAAACAAGTCGCGTGTGTTAGACCAAGTGGATCTCGCATTCAAAAAAGCATCTGCTAATGTGAGTTCCTCTAAAAAGGCACAAGAAGAGGGAAAAGCCCTTCTCACAGAATTCAACATTCATAAAGTGGCTCACCAACCAGGTCGTATGTGCGATGACTGCACTTTTTTCATAGGCGGCTCGGATGTGTTCTCTGCTATCGTCAAGTATAATACACAGTCAGTGCGAGATACCTCTGCGAAATTTCAACACATCGTGACGGCCGTCCTCGAGTGGGTAGATAAACAACCAAAAGTCTGCGAGTTGTCTACCCCTCAGCTTGCCACTGCAGGTGGACAGCCATCTGGACGCCATGGAAGATCACCTTGAGGTGGTACTGCGTCTAGTTCAGGAAGAGTAACCTGGAAGTACGCGAAGTGATTGACTTTATCAGTCTCTGATTTGTCCTTTCTGCACGCGTAGTATATTTCTGATGCGTGCAGACTATCGCAAAAAAAATAATTTTATTTTTTAATGCAACAATTGTTAACTATAAATTTTTATTTTATATAAGATATTATAATTGGATATAATATATTTTTATTTTATATATAATGTAAAATAAAAAATTGAAATAATAAATGTATAGTAGTTTCTTTTATAAATAATTATTAAATTCACCGCTATGTCTCAGTTTGATGTGTCTAAGTTTAGCTTTGCAAAGGACCCAACCCTTGAAGAATTGACGCAAATTTGTGACGACGCTGATAAAGCTAACGCTCTTGCGAAAGCCGCGCAAGAAACAAAAGATGCCGCAGTTGCGGAGGAGCTGATGCGACAATACGCACGCGAAGCACCCTTGCAGAGACAGGGAGCAGAAACTGCTCAACAAGTAGCTCAAGACAGACTCTTTGCAGAGAAGCTGATGCCCAAGCCTGTCAGTAGCTCGTCCAAACCAAACGAGTTTACAACCGTCGGTCCCCGTCGTCGTTCCCAGCACTAGTAGATTATTCAATGGTTAATCCATTGGAACCCTATCTCTAGTCACGTAAAAATAATTTTATTTTTTAATGCAATAATTGTTAACTATAATATTTTATATATAATAAAAAATTGAAATAATAAGTGTATAGTGGTCATAATTAGTATACTAGACAATCATGTCCGGTTTCGCTCGCGACGGTTTTGCCGATCCCACCGCTCCCGCTCGGCGTACAACTTTATCCAATGATGTTGAGGTGTTCCATTTGAACGACCCTTATAAACCAGAGCCTCTCGTCCAGCAGAGTGCGTCGATCGATGAGACAGATATCGTCGCAGCTGCCATCTCTGTGCAGAACGCAAAAGGTGTGATCGCTGAGCTCGAACGTCAGAACGCTCAGCTCAAACTGCAGAACGAGGAGCTCACAATGCAGAACAAGGAGCTGTCTCGTATGTATACTTTCACGTGCGGCGAAATTGACCACGCTCTCATGCAATTTCCTGACGACCCGCCGATCAAGAATACAACACTCAACAATGTGCTTTACATTCTCGAGTGTGCTGCAATCGGCATTGCAACCGGCGGTCCGCCCGCGCATTCTCCGGCAGAGGAGATTCGGCGCTACGCCGAGTTTAATCGTGTGGCCGAACGTGCCGCCTTTCTTGAGCGCATACGTGCTGTCGCTCTGGCTGAGGAGCCCGCTCTGGCTGAGGAGCCCGCTCTGGCTGAGGAGCCCGCTCTGGCTGAGGAGGCCCCTCTGGCTCAGGACGAACATGTCGCCCATCTGCCTCAGGACGAACGTGCCGCCTAATGACTGCAGAGCGCGGATATCAGGCCGCCCGTCGGCCCTCGTTCCCGGCACAAGTAGGTTATTCAATGATTAATCCGTTGGAACCCAATCTCTCACGTAAAAATAATTTTATTTTTTAATACAATTCTTAGTTATAAATATATATTTTCTTTAGTTTATATAATATGAATATTATATTTTATATAATTATATTATTACTATTTTACTTTATTACTAATATTGAACATTTTGAGCCATTATATGCAACAAATATTAAATCATCTTACATTACTAATAATATAACTAAATGTTGTTTAGTTGAAAAAAAATATTTATCAAATAAAAAAGAATTACATGGCGGTAATTTTAAATATGTATATACTAAAAAAACTAATGAAAAATGTAATAATGATTTATATAATTTAAATTCTAATAAACAATTATTATTTGATGGTGTAAATAATTGGTCTAATAAATATTGTAATAATAAATCTAATGTTTTATTAGGTTCCTGTAGAAATATAAATAAAGAATGTGTTGATTTTGTTGATAAAAAATTTTGTGATAATTATAGAATGAAATGGTCTTCAAAAACATGTCATGAACCATTAGATTTCGTTTGGTCTGACCCTGTTAAATTAGTTTTACCTGAATATGGTAATGGCGATGGGACATTTGTAATTTTTGATAAACAAATCAAGTAATTGTTTTAGTATATTTAATATATAATTTAAAAAATACATTTTTAATTAATTCAAGATTATTTGATTCTTCAATATTTTTAATATGTAATTGTAGTGCCAACTCTTTTAATTTTATATAACCAAATGAATGAAAAAAATTAATTGTATCAATAACAATATATTTATTTAAATCTAATAATATATTATATCTCACTGATTCTGCAATTATTGTTTTAAAATGAAAATCAACATTATGAGATATAATATAATGAACAGTTTTAATATCATTTTTAAATGCTATTAATACTTCTTCTGGATCAGTTCCATTAGTTGTTGCAAATTCTTGTGTTATACCGTGATATTTAATAGTTTCTTCATGAATAACCATACAACGAGGTTTAATAATTTTACGAACTGTTTTTTCTACAATAAATTTATTATTTTGAAAAGTACCTATTTCATAATTTAATATTATTAATCTTGCAAAACAATATAAATTTTTTTTTGAAACATCTTCATTAGTTGTATGTAATCCATTTGTTTCTGTATAAACAAAACATAATTTTTTAGCCATATTATCTATATTAAAATTATAACTTTAATATAGATAATTATCAATTTTATTATAAAAAAATTAAAATAATAAGTGTTTACTTGTGCTAGTAATCAAATCATATTAAACTGTGACAAATGAGTTCATCGACCGCTCTCGCCATTGCAGCCGCCAATAACACCGCCAATAACACCACCGCCAACACCCCCACCGCTAAAAGCGTTGCGTATTCCAAGGCACACAAACAATTTCAATGGTGGAGCTGTGAACGTTCCAAGCATAAGTTGTGTTCGCTATCTGATTATGAAACAAACACCCTGTTCTGCGTAAACCTTGAAGAAGCGAACCAAACGGTTAAAGGCGATGCAGAGGCTTTGGCAACAGCAGAAGCCACATTGTAGGCGACGGAAGCGCAGTAGACTACCATGTGTCGCCTTTGATGCGGCTACTCGACCATAAAAAATGAATGATGTGTTTAGTTCAGCTGCTTTCATAGCCGTTGTGCGATGTGAGTAAAAATAGTCAAGTGTAACATGAAAAAAAATTGAAATAATAAGTGTTTACTTGTGCCATTGATGAGTTTGTATTAAAATCGATCCATGGCATCGGTAATTGTGGATATTTCGCAATTGCTCACTGCGATAGAGGCCCTCAGTGGTTTGTCCCTCTCTGAGAGACAGCGAATCCACGACACCTCGAGCCCCAAAAACAAACAGCACCTCCAGTTGGCGATGGATGCGATCAACGCGGTTGAAACAGCCAAAGCCAAGTGTGTTGTCGCCTCTGCCGCGGATGGTTCTGCCGCCGGCGCTCTCGCTGTCCCCGATGATAGCGCTGTCGCCACGGATGGCGTTGTCGCATCTAAAGCGACTTGCGATAAACTACTTGACGATGCGGTTCAGCTGTTGGCGAATATGAGCTCAACAGATCGGGACCGTATCTTGCTCACCTCGCCCCCAGACTATCAAGTGCTCTTGGTGCGTGCCACGTCCATTCTCGAAGCTCGTAAAGTGGCAAAGACCATTGCCGAACAAGAGCTCGAGATCGAGAGTCTCAAAGCAGCGTTGACGACTGCAAAAGAAGAATTGCAGATAATGTACGACGCCTTTGGTGTGCTGTCAAACCGTCAGATGCGTTCCTGACTCAATTAGCTCGGCGCTTTCACAGCAAGGCTTTCACCGCAAGGCTTTCACCGCAAGGCTTTCACCGCTTTCACCGCAAGGCTTTCACCGCAAGGCTTTCACCGCAAGGCTTTCACCGCAAGGCTTTCAC